GTAGCGCCGGCCACCACGTCCCACTTCCAGGCGCAAGCCATAGGAGGTGATCCGATCTACCAAGGCCCCAGCGCCGTGAGGCGATAAGCGTGGGGACCAGCGCCACGGCTCAAATCGTGGCGTGCCTGCCACCATAGTTCAGTTGGTAGAACGCCTGCCTTGTAAGCAGGATGTCGGGGGTTCGACTCCTCCTGGTGGCTCCAGTTAACAACACCGCCCACGCCTCTATGTCGCGGCAGCAGTTGAGCCCGGCGGACATGCGCACCATCCGGGGTTACTACACAAAGCCCCTGAAGAGGGGTGAAGTCGTCCCAGCCTGGCCTCTCATCGGCACGCCAGGCGGGGCGCACCTTATCCCGCCCGCCTATCACATGGCGGGCGTTTTTGCTATGCTGTCAGGTAAATTAGGAGGATACCCGATGGGAAAACCAGACCGCGACCGCGTGCATATGCATTGGCTTGCAACCGCCGCTGCGCAGGCCAGTGCCAATAAGCTTTGGCAAGGATGGATCGAATCATGACTGAAAAACGCAAGGTAGGCCGGCCCCGGACTACCGTTAACGACCTGCCGGACAACTGGCGCGAGATCATGCGTGAATGCGGCCAGGAAGGCGGGACCGGCGTTGAGTGCCGGGCGCTGCTGGGTATCGGTGAAAGCGCTTGGTACACGCTGATGGAGGATTCCGAGGAGTTCCGCGAGATGGACGCGGTACGCAAGACGCTATCCGAGGTATGGTGGCAGCGCCGTGGGCGAGAGATGGCCATGGGCGAAGACGGCAACGCGACCGTATGGATTTTCTCGATGAAAAACATGTTCGGTTGGCGGGATAAGCAGGACATCGACCACACTAGCGGCGGCAGCAAGATCAAGTCGTTTGCCGACATGTACAGCGTCCAGCCAAAGAACGAAGATGGCGAGCCTTAACCCGAATCTAGTAGATTACTGGTTCAAAGACGGAAAGCCGGCACCCGAGAACTTTATCAGGTGCCGGCATCGAGTTTTGTATGGTGGTCGCGCTAGCTCCAAGTCATACGAGTTCGCCGGAATGGCTGCTAGCCTTGCGCAGCAGTATCAAACGCGATTCTTGTGCGTGCGCCGCTATCAGAACAAAATCAAGGAGTCGGTCTATACGCTTATCAAAGATCAGATAGGCAGGTTTGATATGCCAGGCTTTAACGTCATGGCGTCAAGCATCGAACACGAAAACGGCTCAGAGTTCGTGTTCTACGGTATCGAGCGCAACACGGACGAAATTAAGTCTTTCGAGGGCGCGGACGTGCTGTGGATCGAGGAGGCGCACAACCTTACCAAAGAGCAGTGGCAGATACTCAAGCCGACTATTCGTAAACAGGGTTCCGAAATATGGATAAGCTTTAACCCCAAGCTGGTCACAGATTTTGTCTATCAGCGATTCATCGTTAGCCCGCCCGCTGATACTCGCGTTCGCCTGATCAACTATCTGGATAATCCGTTCCTGTCCGACACGGCGCTTGCTGACATTGAGGATTTGAAGGCAGAGGATTACGAAGAGTACGAGCATATCTATCTCGGCGTGCCGCGCACAGACGACGACATGGCCGTTATCAAGCGCACATGGCTAGAAGCTGCCGTAGACGCCGACAAGAAGCTAGGCATTGACCTATCGGGCGCCCGCACGGTTGGCTATGACGTGGCTGATTCAGGCGACGACAAGAACGCCGTAGCGGTATTCGACGGGTCACGCTGCACCGCCATTGATGAGTGGAAGGCGCCAGAGGACGAGCTATCGCAGTCTGCCAAGCGCGCATGGTCATATGTCGAGGGTGGGCGCATGCTGTATGACTCTATCGGCGTAGGCGCTCACACAGGATCGACGCTGAAGGATCAGGGCGTTCAGTCGGGATACTACAAGTTCAATGCGGGCGGCGCGGTGATAAATCCCGATAAGGAATATGCGCCCAAGATCAAGAACAAGGAGAAGTTCGAGAACCTCAAGGCCCAAGCCTGGCAAGATGTGGCAGACCGCCTGCGCAATACGTTCAACGCTGTCAATAAGGGCATGCAGTATCCGGCGAGCGAGCTAATCAGCATTGCCGGCGACTTGCCCAAGCTGGAGCGCCTAAAGACGGAGCTGGCCAGCCCACGCAAGCGATTCAGTAAGCGCGGACTTGACATGGTGGAGACCAAAGACGAGCTAGCCAAACGAGGCATTGCATCGCCAAACCTCGCCGACGCCTTCATCATGGGTGCGTGTCCGCACCTGGCCATCGAGTCGGGCGGCTCCGGCGTGCTCCTACCGAGGCGTAGGCGTTAGCGCGCCATCCTGCTACACTATCGGCAACAGATATTCAAGGGGCGCCCATGGCCACCGAAACAGACTACCAACAGCGCGTCCAGATGGTCGCCAATACCATCGCAACAGAGCGGCGCTTGAGCGCTATGCGCTCCAGCCTTGCAGGCGGGGGCTTTAACGACACGCTCGGCAGCAAGCGGTCCCGCGCCTGGTGCGATTATGGTTTCCCGAACACGCTTAATTTCTGGGACTACCTCAATCTGTACCAGCGAAATTCCCTCGCCCACGCCATCGTCCACCGGATCAACGAAAAGAGCTGGGAGGATGAGCCCTGGCTGGTGGAAGGCGACGAGACAGACAACGCCGAGACTGAAACCCGATGGGAGCGTGACGTACGCCAGCTATTCAGGCGGCTGAACTTGTGGCAAGCGTTCCAAGACGCGGACCGCCGCCGCCTGGTGGGCATGTACAGCGGCCTGATCCTGCAAGTAGCTGACGACCGGCAGTGGCACGAAGAGCTTGACCGCGGTGAGCTTGTCGGCGTCATTCCGGCATGGCAGGGGCAGCTAACCCCTACCGCATGGAACACGGACACCACGAGCCCAGACTACGGTAAGCCCACCATGTGGCAGTATCAGGAGGCTGAGGTTGAGACGGCTGAATACCCGCCGCCTGGACGCAGCGTGACTATCCACCACAGCCGCGTGGTGATCGTGGGCGACTACCGGGAAGGCGTGCCGCTGCTGGAAGCCGCCTATAACGACTTCGTCAGCCTGGAGAAGGTGCTAGGGGCGCTGGGTGAGTCCTACTGGAAGAACGCGGCTCGGCAGCTCAACGTCGAGTACGCATCCGACACAGACCCGCGCCAGTTAGCCGAGGCCGCAGGTGTGGCGCTGGAAGACCTGCACGAAGCGCTTAACGGCATGTTTGCGGACCTGAATCAGGGCCTGGACGCGGGGATGGTAAGCTTTGGTGGCAAGGCGACCCCGCTGGTGGCCAACGTCCCGCCGCCGCAGGAGCCGTATACCGTGCTGGCTCAGAATATCTGTTCGTCGGCCATGATCCCGATGAAAATCGCCGTGGGGAACCAGACAGGCGAGCGGGCATCAACCGAGGATCAGCACGACTTCAACCGCCGCTGTCAATCCCGCCGCACAGGCGAGCTGATGACGGACGTTCGCCGCCTGATTGATCGCCTGATGGAGTACGGCATCATCGATATGGTGCCCGAGTATCAGGTGATGTGGTCCGACCTTACCGAGAGTGGGTTGGCGGATAAGTTGGAGAACGCCAAGGCCATGGCCGAGGTGGTGCGTCAGCTTATCGGGACCGGCTTCGTCGGATTCACCGAAGACGAGATTCGCGCCACGGTGGGCATGGAGCCTCTGGATACAGGCGACTTGCCGGGAGAGGGTTTTGAGGACTAACGCCCGCAACGGCCAGCCACCACTCCCCAGAGGGTGGCGCAAAAACCCTGTCGGCCAGGTGACGCGCATCAAGCGGGAGCAGCGTCGAATGCGCGGCGCATTGCGTGGCATCGAAGCGTGGCTAGTCGAGGAGTTTGACCGCATACCGCGAACTGAGCTATCGGCCAACGCGAACGGGATCACGGTCAACCGATACGAATACCTGATTAGCCTGCCAGAGCTGGAGCGCATCATCTCGGAGCTGGCGAGGCGACTAGGCGACCTGCCCGATGACCTGCTAGTCGAGGCCACGGTGGCAGCCTATCGGCAAGGCACAGGCGACGAGGTGGTTAATCTTGCCGCTATCTCTCAGGACTACACGCGAGAGATTAACCAGGTGATCCAGTCGGAGCCCTGGCAACGTCGCGTGGCTCTTGTGCGGGCGCGTGTGTTCGAGCAGATGGCCGCCTTCGAGGGTGACACCGCTAACGACTTGGGGCGCGTGCTGAGCCAGGCGGTACAGGACGGGCTAAACCCGATGCGGGTGCGTGATACCATCCGAGATAGGTTCGGCGTGTCGCGGAGTCGGGCGGAGAGGATCGCGAGGACTGAGATTACGACCGCCTACCGCCGTGCGAGATGGGACGAAGATAGCGACGCAAACGAGCGTCTGGGTATTCGGACGGGGCTGCTGTGGATTTCGGCGTTCGCGCCCAATAGCCGCCAATCTCACATGGCGCTGAATGGCGAGGTGGTGACTCAGGATTTCGTGAGGGAGTTTTATTCGGACTCAGGGAACTCGATCAACTGCATGTGCAATCAGACTAGCGTATTGCTGGATGACGACGGCAACGTGGTGACCCCAGGCGTAGTCGAGCGCGTCAAGTCCGCCGCACCGGCAACTGAAGGCGAGCCCATCGCGAACGCCAAACACTGCGCCTGCTGCTAGACCCCGCAGCCACGGGTATCTTGACCGCTTCCGAGGAGGCGGTCTTTTTTTTGCGCGAATTGCATGCGGACGTGTTGACCTATGGGACGGCGTGGCCTATATTGGGAGTACAGCAAGACGAGATGCAGG